AGCTCTTTCTTGTTCATTGTTTATTTGATCTAGTAGTGTGTCAAAATCTCCAGAGTCTAGTTGGTTAGGAGTTAGGGATCTAAATCCAGGCAAGTCCGATAGACCGTAGTTCTTGTATTCGTAGTTAAGACTGTCTTCTTCTGGTTGACTTGTACTCATTCTAGCAGATATTGAGTCTTTTAAGACTTTAGACTCAGTATTTGTTGTTTTTAGATCTTGGAACGGAACACCTAGTTCTGGGTCTAGAGAGCTCAATAGATTTATACCTTCTATTATGTTCTTAATAAGGTTAAGTAGAGCTCTTTTTTGCGACTTTGCAAAGTAACTAGGAATTGTACCGGGGTTGGCCAAGGTGGCAATGATAGCCGGTGTAGGTGCAATATTGGCCGATCCGCCCTTCTTAACAGAGTTAAGCTGTTTTATCATGAGGTATAAATCTTTGATTGCTAGGGACTGTTCTACGTCATCTGCGCTCATTTTACCAAGCAGCCCACCATCCTTATCGGCAATCAAGTTATTCATGAAGTCGCTTGTGCCAAGTAGATTAAGATTCTCAACCCACTCCATCATGCTCATATTATTATCAGCCATCTTAAATGTTTTCTCAATGGCCTCAAACGTATATTGCATTTCAAGTTTTAAATCATCGTCTTCTGCTCCGCCCCTAATTGCCTGCTCGAAGCTATTAGCCATATCCCCTACTCTAGGAATTGATTTGATTACATTTGTAAAATCGAGCGGGTTAGATGGGATTAGTGGTCCGCCAATCCCTGTAAAATTAAGCCCCTCTGCTTTTGCTAAGCAAGTATTGTTATTATTAAGAATATCTTTACCATAGACATTAGAATTTTTAAGCGTTAAATTTCCTGCTGGATCTAATAGTCTATTTCCATCGCTATCTACGCCATGAGAGACCTTTCTACATACAGGTTCACATGGGCAAGAGGGTCCTCCTCCGCCACCAAAAAGTCCTCCAAGCGCACCAAAGGCTCCTCCGCCTCCCAATATAGAGGATAGTGGGTTTGATCCTCCAAGTAAAGCAGAGGCAGCTGCAAGACCTAGCCCGGCTCCAGGAAACGCAAGGTTCAAAGGTCCTCCTAGCCCCGCTGCACCAAGCAGCGACGAGGCACTCATTGGCAACCCTCCTCCTAAAAAGCTTAATCCACCAAAGTTTGAGAAGTCTTGAAAAATACCTGCTACAGGTCCAAAGTCACCGCCTAAAAGTTGGCCAGCCAAAGCACCAGTATTAATTCCGCCAAGATCCAATCCTCCGGCTAAATTTGAAACGATCCCGGTTAAACCTCCATTTGCGGCGCCTGTAAAGATTGATGATATTGCGCTAGGAGCGTTACCTAGGTCTAGCCCTCCGACTACTTGAGAGAATATTTCTGCGGCAGGCCCTGTGACTTGATCTAAGCCATATTGCACTGCTGAATCAAGGAGCCCGTTATTCCCTCCTGTAAATAACGAGGTCATTTGCCCTACATCAGCTCCTGATAATGCCCCTAATCCGTTGACTAAAGACTCAGATCCTACCGCTGATAAAATTTTTGCCGGGTCAACCGTACCCTCTCGGATAAGTTTTTCTGCGTCTTTACCTAAAGAACTAATTAACTTTTCAGAATTAGACACGTCTCCTAATGCCGCTGTTAGTTGAGGAATAGAAATACCTTGGCTATCTAGTATTTTACTTCCAGTTGCCATTGCCAGATCTATCCCTGCATTTCCTGTTGCAATAGAAGCAACAGTACTTAGCGCATCTGGAGCAATGCCGGCTACGGCTCCTCCTGCAAAACTCATAGCTGCCGCACCAATGCCAGAAGCAGCAAGAGGATTCGCGGCTCCTGAAGCAAACTGTATTGCTCCTAAAGCAAGATTAGGATTAGGTAAAGCCGACCCTAGCAATTCACTTTTTGAAATAGGTTCTGGCTTATCGGCAAATTTAATTACAGTTCGGGTGCCATACTTCACCCACTTCATGGATCTATCCATGCGAATACATATGCCTAGCTCTGAGTTATTACCGTCGTCGATAATTGCTTGTTGCCCGTGGATTTTCTCTGTGCACTTAGGCAGAGTGGTTTTAAAATACGTAGGAGGCGTAGATACTGGAATCCAAGTCCAGTCTTTGTTTTCATCCTTTTTACAAACCAACAAAAACTGTCTGAAGTCTCTATCTTCAGAGAATGTTATAAATTCTCCTTCTAGCTCTTGAGAACATTTTGGTAAAGGCTTTTTGTTGATTAATACTTCTGACCTTTCTAATTGCTTAGGATCTTCAGACTTTTCTATTACTAACCCACGAGTTATATTTTTCCATTCCCAAGCATCTTTATCTGGGCCAGTTTGTCTATTATTTCTCCTTACACATATCTTTAAATCCTGAGATACATTGTTTGAAAACAAGTACATTCGGCCTTCGTTATCCTTAGAGCATTTAGTTCCAGGATCTTCTGCCGAAGATATATCTGCCTTGTCGATAATAGGCACAACTATAGGAGCAGTGCTTAAAGCGCCGCCTTTAGTAGATTTGTTATACAGCCCTATAACTATGCCATTGTCAGGATCTCCAGAGATGGACGCCACCAATGCCTCAGAATCTAGATACTGAGTAGAGATCTTTCCCTTACCGCTATTTAGTACGTGAATCCAATCTGACTTAGCGTTATTATCATTTTCTTCAAATAAAACCCTTACTCTAGAAAGGTTCTCTGGATCATCTACGTCAAAAATTGTAGCGCTATGAAGAAACAATTCAGAGTTTAATCCACCCTGAACTTTATAAAGTTTTTCAATATTATCTTGTGCTGCTACAATAGCATTAATAAATCCTGAGGACATTAGTCAATATTAGCATCTGTAGTACTTTCATCTATTATTCGTGGATCGAAATATGCGTCGCCTTGTCTCCATAAATCAGCTGCAAGATAAGCATATTGAACCCTAGTATTTAGTCTGGCAGATGTCCAGTATTCTATTAAGGATTCTACTGTATCCCATGTTCGGCCATTCCTATTATAGTAAAATGGCATTCTGAAAAATACATTGTCAGAGAATTCTGCGTCAGCAACTGCAGTTGTTCCGGCAATCAACTGATTACTAAATGAACCTCTTAATGCATCGTCCATGTCTCCGACTTGCGCCACATCATATTTAACAGGAGTTAAAACAGGAGCGTTGGTTTCGTAGGACCTAAGACCAGAGTTCACAATATATTCTCCGTCTTGGAGTTCATATACCTCTTGGCGAGAATGAGATTTTATCTCAAACAAACTAAATAAAAATATGAGCGAAATAAGAGTTCCTTTTGTTTCCATTAAGCCTTTCCAATCTTTTTTAAAGACAGAAAAAGCTTCTTGATTTAATCTAGACAAGCTTATTTCAGCAAGGTCTTTTTCATCTTCTGGAGCTGCTTCTTCATCTCTCCATGTAGAGGTGTTAAATGGATGCTCTTGTAGTACTTCTCCCTTAAGAGATTTATACGTCCTCCCTCCTATAGAAGTTTCAAGCTCTTCATTAAACCAACCTAAAGCATTTTTTATCAATGCTCTTTTGTGTTCTTGCTTCCACTGTGTATTCCATATGGGCCCAGAAAGGCCTACGTGCTGAGCCAGCCAATCTAAGTTTTTAGGACTACATTCTGTGGGATCTAAATAAGTGTAGTAGAAAGACTCGATATCGTATTTCTTTTCTCTTAAAAATTCGTCAGCTCCAGCAAGTATCCATTTAGCAACAGGAGCTGGAGGCAAATCATCTTCTAGGATTTTATACCAAGACTCTGGATCTAGTGGAGAGTATAGCTCTTCTTTTGTTCTTGAAGAAACAATAGGAGACATTCTATATTTTTTCCTTTCTTCAGTGTCGTTGATAATTCTAGGCAAGAATTTAAATGCAATCTTTCTGTCAGTTGTAGTTACAACAGTGCCTATTTCTAACGCAGATATAGGTAAGTTAAATCTATCTGCTTCTTCTCCTACTACTATATTGTTCTCTGCTTCTTCGGATCTGTACCCACCAGAAGCTTCAGGTAATCTAAAATATATCGGCCTAACATTTTCATCTGAGATGTTTTTAATTCTAGATTGTTTTATTCCACTCGTTGTTATTTGAAAACATTGAGTAAACATTTCTTTTAAGTCCCTAAATACATAGGTAATAAACTCTCTATTTGTTTCGTGGTTTGTGAATCTATTCAGCCACCTCTCATCCATTATTTCGCCAATTGCCTCTTTCCAAACTTTATCTAAAGAAAACAATAAGTCATTTATAGCATTTACTACCTCTTCTGATACGGCAGCATCACAAAGAGAAGAATAGGTGGGGCCAGTTTTCAACCCGTACAGATCTTTATAAGCAAGATCAAAAACCTGCCTAATAAAATCTTCTTCTGGATGAACTATGCCAATAAATGAATCTTCGCCTCCAAGCTCAAGAGTGTAATTAAATATTTTTAATATATCTGAGGTAAAAACTTTATCTAGATAATTTGCAGGAGGAAAAAATATTGTAGTCCCTTTACTTGCAGGCTTATCTATTTTTAGTTCTGTCCCGTCGGGATTAGTATAAGTTCCTCTTAATATCGTTTTTAAATTTACAAATTCTTTTCCGCCAATGAAATATTCTAATTTTGTGCCATTATAGGAATTTTCAGAAGTATACTTCCATTTGTAATTAGAAATTTTTTTAAGTTTACCTATAATACATTTTCCAGGAGCGCAGTCTGTGCTTGTTCCGTCACCACACCTCAATCCTTGAGTTGCGCAGTTTTCATTACCTCCATTAAGGTCCCCAGGAACTGGTTCTCCATGGGCGTAAACTTCAAATTCACCATTAGAATTTGCTTTTAAAAATTCTCCGTTAGGAAGATATACGTTTCCTACGTTTTCATATACGAAACCAGAAGAATTTAATTTTTTAATATCTCTTGCAATAGTCTCGTTTCTTTCGTCATTTAACTCTAACTTTGCATTAAAATTTATCTCCCCTAGAGTATGATCAAAGATTCTTAGTTTTTTAGTTCTTTGAAACTCTGACGTTACTTTAGCAGGCTTAAATCCTCTGCGAATAAACCTTCTATTTTTCTGGTCCCAAATAGATATAGTTTCCATATTAAGACCTCAATAGTTCATCGTAGTCTGTGTCTATAAAAGTAAACTTAAGAGGAGCTTGATTACTCTTTGCAATTAAAGTAACTATGTTTTTGTAACTTCTATAACTTCTTATAGGCCCGGTATTTTCGTAAGGAACATTAACCCCATCTATTAAAGCTTCGTAAGAATCTATGCATTGATCATTAACTAATTCAGATTGAAAAGGAGCATTGCAATTATTTAATTGATCGGTTCCCTCTGGCTCTAATTGTAAAACTTTTATATAAAGACTTTTTATGTTTTCGGAAAAATCAAGATCATATATCTCGTTAAATACTTTTTGATAATCTATATTTTCTCCTAGGCTTATTTCCGAAGGGCTAATTAACGCTTTGATTATGTTATTAATTTCAGAAGCAAATGTATTTAGCCCACCAGAATACTTTTCATCGTCGTACTCAATAGATACCGAAGTTTCAACCGGCGAAATTTCTGGAGATATAATAGAAACTGTGTTTCCTAAAGGAACCTTTTTCTTTATAGAATTGCTAATATTTTTTACTACGCTATTCGTAAGCTTATTTCCATTTTCATCTGCAACGCAAATAACAACGTTTCCAGAAAGAGTTTCTTGGCTTAAGTTAAATCTTTCTTCATAAGTAAGAACCTTTACAATTGCAGCCTCAGGTGATACGTTATTTACTTCCAGTTCGTAATCTTCTGCAGATACAAGACCTCTTCTTCTCAATAAAGAAAAAGCTCTTCCTTTTAAGCTGTCTATTGACTCTAGATCTTTTCCTCCTTGTCCTGCTTTTAAATTTGTAGATCTATCTAGTCCGAGTATATTTAAGTTTATTCTTTCAATAGCCCCGGCTGGAACGTTATATGCACTACCCCATTTTTCTGCTTGGACTCTTCCAACTGAAGAGGAAGATAAATCGCCAATTCTAACTTCTTCTTGAAGAATAAAATTTAGTCTATTAGAAGTAGAGACAATAGTTCCTTTGGGTATTATAACAGATTTAGCAAA